CGGGGAGTGGAACGTCTCCGCGTGGATAATATCGTGAAGATTGTAATACATTATTTGGAACTTTCTTTCCTTGCGCTAAAGATTTGTTAGCAGCTCTCAGCGCCGCGTTGATCGGCTGGTGCATGTCTGACTGTATCTCCTCTATGAAGAGAATCCTGTTACCCAGCACGTCCGTCCTGTCACTCATTCGCATGTGAACGAAGGCGTTTTTTCCGTATTCAGACGGTATTCCGCTGAAGTCGTGTTGATAATTGTACACGGGCTCGCTCTTGCGCAAACCTCCGGGTGTGGACCTGAACAGAAGCTCACGCGGATTCTCTCCTCCGCCAAGCGTCTGCGTTCCAGCATACTGCGGATCTCCTGCGTATTTCTTCAGTCCGGCCGTCCTCTTTCCGGCGGCGCTGGACAACTGCGCGACCATGTTTTTCATCGGGTAAGGAAATTTCTTCGGAACGCCCTCATCGAGCGCGTTAGCTATTCCGTAGTTGTCAAATATGTAATCATCGACGTTTTTCAGGATCTTGTCCGCCTCCTCCCTGTAGAATGATTCCGCACCAGGTTTCAATCCGCGGTTCAACTGCTCCTCAGACGACTTCAGAAGCCTGAAGAATCCGGACTGTTTCGGATCACGGTACGCCTGCGGGTCGACCTTGGCGAGGGTTTTTGACAATTTCTCCATCATCTCGGGTCCAATCTCACGTCCTGCAACCTCCACGTCCAGCTTCGGAGCGATCCGATCAAACGCGTCCACGAGTACCTTCTTGGGTATGACCTTGTCCTTGTACTTCGACAGGAACGGCGCGAGTGAGGTGTCGTTCAACTCCTCATGCCTGATGGCAGGAAGTTCCTGACTAGCCCTTCTCGTTTCATCCGTCACGCCTGCTGTAGCACGATCCTCCAGCCTTAATCTCGCAAGGGCGTCATTCGCCTGCTTAACCTTTAATTTATGCGCTTGAAGCAGCTTGCTGGCGACGATCACGTCAGGATGGTTTCTGTTCCCCTTGTGCATTTTCATCAAGCTGCCAAAATTTCTTGTAATATCTTTTCCTTCCGCCATCACCATTCTGAGATTGACTTCCGCTTCCTTGAACACCGATTGGGGCTTCATCCCCATTAGATAGTCAAGCCACTGTCCTCCCGTCATGCCTTCCTGCGGTGAACCGATGATCTTTTCCCGGGAGCCCCAGAATAAAGCCCCTGGCTTGTCCGGATCCCCGTATTTCGTTCCTTTTTTTGGTCTAGTAGTGGGCCACGGTATTTTATCCACTGTGTAATCAGGAGCTAAATTGTTACTTGTCTCCTTGACAAAAGATTCTGCTTCCTTCTTGGTTCTAAACTCTTTTACCTGCGCTCCATGTTTATCAAACGCAGCCCATGGTCTTCTCAGTGGAGCCACTTTTGCCGTCGGCCTTGCTCGCGTCGCGTACTGCGTCAATTTTCC